GATTTATTGTCGGCAAATAATGCAGCCATGGCCGACTACTGCCAGGGGCTTGGAAAAAGAACTACAGCGACTATCGTTCACTATCCACCACTTGATTTGATTCATTTTCAACAAGGTGAGCGAGACCAAGAACTTCGTAAATCATTAGGGCTCAAAGCTGAAGACCGCGTAATTACTTACATGGGGAGTTTCTTCTATTTCTCTGGGCTCAAAGATGCCATTCGGGAGTTTGATAGCGCCATAAAAAATTATGTAGTTATGAAACCAACACCAGATGGCACAAAAGTACCAACTCAACCGTTTAAAAAATTTGCCGGCATTACGTCGCCCAATATTGAAGAAATGATAATTTCTAAGACCAGTAAGGACTTTACGCCTGGGCAGCTGCGTACAGCAATATCAGATGAGATGGCTAAATATAAATTCCAAAAACTTGGTTTTCCTAATTACGAAGATTTATCAAAGGTAATGCTAGAGCCAGGTTTAAAGAAAGGTTTTGTAGGACAAACTGTTTTTGAGGCTATTCCTGGGCGTGGCATCCAAACCCCATCCTATTACCATCAATCTTATTCTGCGGGCATACCTGGGCGTTATGTTGGTGGCCTGCAAAACAAACAGACAGGAGACCTTGGTGTTCCAGCAGAGATGCTATTCCCTAAACTGTTTGCAGAAAAAAGGGCTAAAGGCGCTACCGATGAAAACATATTAGGCTCTATGCGACTGTCCCACCAAGGAGAAAAGTTTACTGCAGAGTCTCTGGACCCTCTGATGCAGTTTCTTGGGTATTGAGTTGAGCATGAACAAACCTCAATTCTTGGCACAACTCGGTCACAATTGAGGATATGGCGTTAAACCGCTCCTCATTAGTCATAGCAAGATACTCAGGTGCGTTGCGGACATAAGCATCACCAGTTTCTACATTAACGCCACAATAAAAGACTATTCGTTTCATTTTTGACTTTTTCTTAACGCAATATGTTTTTGTAGGATATGCCAGAACTCTGATTTAATGATTTTCATGCGTCTCTGGCCTCCATCATTGCATCTGCGACCACATAAGCATAAGAACCAATCCAGTTATCAATTTCGTCTATGTTAAGACTACGATCATCTGATTTACCAATAATGGCCTGCATTGCTTTAGCAGCAAAGTAATCCCGTAAGTCCATACCAAGATTCTCAATAGATTGTAGATACATCTTTTCGTTATCGTCTTGCAGAATCAAGGTCTTGTTTGTTGGAAATGCTTTCATAATCCCTCCATAAGAGTAAACAGTTTACAGCATAAGATTAACACAAACAACAAGAAACGATTTATTATTTAGTTACTGGAACTTATTGATTGAGTTAATCACTATGGCCGCACCGATAGGAAATTCTAATGCTGTGAAGGGCAAGATGTTTTATGACAGGCTCCGCAAGGTGCTGACTCAAGAACCTCATAAGCTAGAAAACATTGTTAAGCAGCTGATTACGCAAGCTGAACAAGGCGAGGCCTGGGCTGTGAAAGAGGTCATTGACCGGCTTGATGGTAAAGCCGTGCAGACTAACCAGGTTGAGAATTCCGATGGCACTCCGCTCTTGGCTGGAATCCAAGTAATGTTTGTAAAACCCCAAGATGCTTGAGATAGCAGAACAAACAGTAGCAAACGCTGAATTTCCCGTAAAACTGGCTTTTTTGTTTGAGCCCAAAAGATATAAGATTCTGTATGGTGGGCGCGGTGGCGCTAAGTCTTGGGGAGTTGCCAGGGCATTATTGATTAAGGCAGCAAAAGACCCCATCCGCATCCTTTGCGCCCGTGAGTTTCAGGTCTCCATTAAGGATTCTGTCCATAAGCTGCTGACAGACCAAATAATAATCCTTGGATTAGAGTCCTTTTACGAGGTTACGCAAAACTCTATTTGCGGTAAGAATGGCTCTGAGTTCTTCTTTATTGGCCTTAAAAACAATATTACCAATGTCAAATCCTTTGAGGGCGTGGACATCTGCTGGGTGGAGGAGGCGCAGACTGTTTCTAAAACTAGCTGGAATGTCTTGATTCCTACAATCCGCAAGGACAACTCCGAAATATGGATAACCTTTAACCCTGAACTTGAGACCGATGACACCTATCAACGGTTTGTTATCTCACCGCCTACCAATGCAATAGTCCAAAAGATAACCTGGCGCGATAACCCTTGGTTTCCCATGACGCTGCGGGAGGAGAAAGACAACCTCCATATGCGGGACATTGAGGCCTACAACACAGTCTGGGAGGGCATTTGCCGTAAGACCGTAGATGGAGCAGTATTTGGTAATGAGATAACCCTTGCCGACTTAGAGGAGCGGATTACCCGCGTCCCCTACGATCCAATTAAGCCGGTCCATGCGGTCTTTGACCTTGGTTGGTCTGACAATACGGCCATCTGGTTTGTGCAATTTATTGGGTTTGAGATCAGATTAGTGCGATACATTGAGGACAACCAAAAGACCATGTCTTATTACATGGCGGAGATGCAGAAGTTTGGGTATCACTATGACACCATTTGGCTGCCGCATGATGCTGAGAACTCAACTCTAGCAGCTGCTGGGCGCTCGATTGCCGACATTGTTAGGGCAGCCGGTTACAAGGTACAGATTGTGCCAAGGACCCCAATAGCGGACTCTATCAATGCAGCCAGGACAATATTCAACAAGTGTTATTTTGATAGAGAAAATTGCCATCAAGGATTACAATGTTTAAGACATTACCGATATGATGTGGACCCAGATACTAAGCAATTTAGCAAAACCCCTTTGCACGATATATATTCGCACGGGGCCGATGCCTTTAAATATCTGGGATTAGTAGTAAATGAGCCGCGCAAATCGGTAGCTAAACGAGCCGGATTACTACCGGCTGGATCATGGATGGGATGACTATGGCAAACGATCAGCGTATACAAGACGCGCAGAAATTCCTAAGATACGCAAATGATGCGGACTCTTACAACCGACAGGATGCCCTGGACGACCTTAAATTTTCTTCCGGTGACCAATGGCCTGTTGAGGTACAGAACTCTAGAAACCTAGAGGCTAGACCCTGCCTGACCATCAACAAGTTGGATGGATTTATTCGCCAGGTCTGTAACCAGCAGCGCCAAGCAAGACCCCGCATGAAAGCGCACTCAATGAACTCAGCTGCCAACGCCAAAGTCGCTGACATCCTAACGGGCATTTTTAAGCATATTGAGGTCAACTCGGACGCAGACACCGCTTACGATACGGCCTTTGAGTTTGCCGTGCGCATGGGTTGGGGTTACTGGCGTGTTGTTACTGACTATGTACGGGAAGATTCGTTTGACCAAGAAATCTACATTAAACCGATTGTTAACCCATTTACTGTTTACTTAGACCCTAACAGTCAGATGCCAGACGGCTCGGATGCTGAGTCTTGCTTAATTACTGAGGTAATGAGCAAAAAGGAATTTAGGGCCGAATACCCAAACGCAGACGATGGCGGTAACTTCAATATGCGTGGAACTGGGGACGCAGACGCGGATTGGGTTATGAAGGATGACATTCGAATTGCTGAATGGTGGTATACCGAGCGCAAAAAGACCAAATTGCTCATGCTTTCCGATAGTACGCAAGTCTATAAAGATGAGGCACCAAGCGCAGAAATGATGATGGCAGCCGGCATTGAAGTGGTGGCCGAGCGTGAAACAATGCGCAAGACCATCAAGTGGGCTAAGTTAACCGGCTTAGAAATCCTTGAAGAATCCACATGGATGGGTAAGCATATTCCAATAGTCCCGGTCTATGGCCAACAGCTGACGATTGACGATAAGCGCAAGAAGTATGGCATTGTGCGCATGGCTAAAGACCCGCAGCGGATGTACAACTACTGGCGCACCGCCCTGACTGAGTCGGTGGCTCTCGCGCCCAAGGCTAAGTGGCTATTGGCAGAGGGCCAAGATGAGGGCCATGAGAATGAGTGGAACCTGGCTAACATCAAGGCCACGCCTGTATTGCGTTATAAGCAAAAAGACATTGAGGGCCAGCCTGCGCCAGTACCCGTTAGATTACAACCTGAACCACCCGCAGCCGGCATCATTGAGGCTACAAGCGCGATTAATAACGACTTGCAAACCGTAGTTGGGATATTTGACCCGAATATGATGGCGCAAGGCAATCAATCTGGTAAGGCTATTCGTGGCCAGCAGATGCAGATTGATATGTCGAACTTCCATTATTACGACAATTTGACGCGCTCCCTTAAACAAACTGGTCGGATCATCCTAGACCTAATCCCTAAGATTTATGATAAAGAGCGGGTCATGCGGATCATTGGCTACGACAACCAGCCCGAAATGGTAACGATTAACCAACGGGCCGTGGATGAATCAGGCGCAGAAAAGATATTAAACGATGTAACCGTGGGCGAATACGATGTTTATATGGATACTGGCCCAGGCTACCAATCCAAGCGCCAGGAGGCAGTCGAGTCGATGATTCCTCTAATCCAAGCCAACCCTGAACTATTCCAAGCTGCCGGTGACCTAATATTC